CAGAACAAAACCCTTATGGTATTTTCTCTATAGTGTCTGGTTTTCCTAAAGTATTCGACAGCGGAAACAACGGGGATATTGAACAAAACATGAGAAATGCAAAAAGTTCTTTTTATGACCAGCTGAGCAAAAACTATGCTAACACAAACCCTGCCAGAGTTATTATGACAGTTACACTCGAAATGGCATCCGGCGAACAAATTCTGCGTGAAACTATTGGAAATTTCCCGACTGACTTAGAATCTAATGAAGAATAATTATACTTCAGAGAACTAGCACGTTGTTAGTTCTCTTTGCTTTGAATATTACGACTGCGGTTGTTAATATATATTTCAGTTTATTATCCAAATCCTATCGAAGCTTCGTTACAAGCTATAGCCAGACAGATGTACACTGTACTGTCCAACCTGAGGATTTGGCAATGATAAAGCCTCCGGCTTCGGCCGGAGGCAATTCTATATCAGTCGTTTGTCTGTATCCACGTTATCAGGTTGATTGAACAACGATATGGATAACGAAGGTTTGCCCATAAATTATTCGAAAGGCAGGGATTATCATGGATGGTAATCTGACAACTGGCGATCTCGCTCTTATGCGGGATAACGATAATTTTGGTGGCAATGGCTTTTTCTGGGTATTCGCTCTTCTTATTCTTATGTTTGGTGGAAACGGCGGCTGGTTCGGCAATAACAACAATCAGGCTCTCTCTGATCAGATGAGCCAAGGTTTTACAAACCAGCAGCTTCAGGGAATCGCTTTAAGCTCTGCTAATAATAATTATGAAACTGCTCAACTGATTAACCAGCAAACGAATGCTTTGATGCAACAAAACAACACTAACTTGATTAATGCAATTCAAGGCTTTAATAATATAAACATCTCACTGCAGAACTTAATGGCAAAGATGGATACATGCTGCTGTGATATTAAGACAACTATGCTCCAAAATCGCTATGAAGACGAACGCGCTAAAGTTGTTTCTCTGCAGAATGATATTTCTAATTACAATCAGTCTCAATATATTCTGGGACAAATGGGCCGTTATGTTGCCTGGGCTGGCACTGGTTCGCCAGCGGCAGGAACCGGCACTTAATAAAATAAAAGGAGGCGCTCCCAGCGCCTCCTCTTTCTATAGAAAGGGAGGATACATATGCGTATAGCAATGGCCAGAGGCGACATTCACTGGGAGCGTTTTTCAATAAGAAATCCTGACGGGCAAACATCAGAAGTTGAGTTTGATCATATTTATTTCACCGTCAAAAAAAACAAAGATACTCAAAGTTTTATTTTTCAAAAAAGTTTGAAAGATAATACCATTGTCAGGCTTGGCCCCGGGGACTATCAATTCAAAATTGCACCTGAAGACACAAATAATATGTCTTATGGCAAATATTTTGCTGACATACAAGTCGGGTACAGAGACTTAATAAAAGAAACGTTCCCTATAGACTTTGAATTATTGGGCGAAGCGACTTGGGCATCGAACGAGTGAGGTGTGGACAATGCATAACCATACACTTACATCAATCGAAAATGGTTATATTCTTACGCTTAACACTCCGGTTGTGGACGACGGCGGTGAACCCAGTGAAATTTATGATCACATTCTCACACTGAACGAAGATCGGTATGATGTTACCCTTACTACTCCTATTGTCAGCGATGGTGAAACTGGAGACTATAACAAGCTTATAAACAAACCCAGAATTAACGACGTTACTCTTGAAGGAAATATGTCTTTAGAAAGGTTAGGCATCCAGCCAGCTGGAAATTATCCCAATTCGCCTCTAACCGATGAAGATCTTGAAGAGTTAATCCGAGACGAAATTTAAGAAAGGAGATGGGCGAATGTTTGAGGATAAGTATGCAAACGCAGGTAGTATTCTATGGCTGTGGAGAAAAATTAACCGTCTTTTCGTGCGTAAAGATGGCAACAAAGTCTTAAGTGACAACAATTATTCTGATACCGAAAAGGCAAAACTCGCTACCGTTGAACAAGGAGCAAACAACTATACTTTACCTATTGCGTCGGCCGATAATCTCGGCGGTATCCGCATTGGCAGCGGCCTGGACATTGATGAACGCGGGGTTGTAACTACCGTAGTCAATCCCGGTGTTACAATGCGGTGGAATCAAATTACCAATACGCCGTCTACTTTAGCGGGTTATGGAATTGCGGACGGCGCTACTAAAGCCGAACTTGAAGCAGTAAGAGAAGAAGTATCGCATATCTTCAGCTTCAAAGGTTCGGTTGACACTTATCAAGATCTTTTAGCTATCGTTGATCCAGAAGAAGGTGACGTCTGGAATGTCAGAGCAGACGGTAAAAATTACCGTTACACCGAAGATACGACAACCAGCACTTATTTCTGGGACGATCTTGGCGGTACCATCGACTTGAGTAATTACTGGGCTAAAAACGAACTCGTTGCGTTAACCGCTCAGGAAATTGACGTCATTACTGGCAGCGCATCTACCGTTGAATCGTTTATGGCAATATTACAAGATAGTAACGAAGTACTGCTTGATACCAACCTTGCTTTCTCTACTCCAGTCACTATCAATAAGAATTTCACCATCGATCTTGGCGGACAAACTATCAGCTCTGTTATTAACAGCACGTTGTTTAATGTTAACGGCGGAATGTTAACAATACGAGGCTCTGGTTCTGTTGAAACCGCTGACTGTATTGCAGCCGCAACAAACGGAGGAAGAATTATCATCGAAGGCGGTAACTATGAATCTGGCGATATTGGTTTCACATGTACAGGCCTTGGAACAAAAGTGACGTTTAACAGAGGAGCGCTTGAAGCTGTTGAAGGCGGTATCGTTTCTTCTGATGGTGGTGAAATTCTTGTTAACGGCGGAGAAATTGACGTTAGTGATAGTTTTGCTATATCAACAAACGCTGAATCAGGCCGTGGAAACAATACAATAACTATAAACGGCGGCACGTTAACTGGCAATATTGATACAGCTAATTATGAAGCTTGCGGTGTGTATATCGCCAATGACGATATTTTCGTAATGAACGGTGGTTCTATTATCGGAAATGGCGGATGTGGCCTGCTGATGCGTGGTGGAGACGTCACCATCAATGATGGTACTATTACTGCCATTACAGGCACAAACGTGCCTGGCTATGTTGGAGATACCAACAAACAAATGAGTTGTTCAGCAGTTATCTATGATGAAACTTCTGAGTATCCGGGAAGTACAGGTATGTCTCTTACTATTAACGGCGGCCAATTCGTTGGCGTAGACCATTCTTTAGAAGTTCTGTCCAATGAAGTAACTCCGAATGTTACAATTACTGGCGGCAGTTTTAACCCAGCTTATCCAGAAACGTAATATAAAAAGGAGTGATTCGCAATGGCAGACAAATATCTAAACAGCTCTGACGTGGAATTGCTCTGGCGTAAAATAATTAAATTAATTGATAAGAAAACGGTTGCAAGCGCAGACGATTCAATTCAAGTAACTGATAAAGGAATAGCTGTGAAAATTTCTGCGTCAGAAGGAAATCAACTTCAGCTCAAGCCGGGCGAAGGTTTATACGTAGACGTACCAGTCCCCGGCAAAATGCATAAACTGACATTTGGAGCCGGTGAAGAATATGTTTACGATGGTTCTAAAGATGTCACCGTACCTGTATATACGGGAAAATACTAACAGGAGGTTATTGTCATGGCCAACATGGTTATTCAAGATGGTAAATTTGTTTTGACTCAGCTAATTGACGGAGCCGGAACTGTTACCAAAACTCTGCAAACAGAAAACATGTTTGTAGATAAAAATATTGACGTAGTTACTTCAACTCCGGCTGGTGCATTATCAGCCGGAGCTACTGCTGTAAGTGCAACAGATGCCGAAAGTATATTAACCGAAGTGAGTTCTGCTCCCGCGTCCGGTGAATATATTATCATTAACGCGCAAGGCTCTGTCAGTGTCGGTACAGCGGGCTGGTTGGATGTCGGCGCGTCTCAGAGTACAACACCAGGTTCTAAGATCTACTCAATGCAGGACGCCACATTCACTGTGGACGGTGCGAGCGTAAAATCAGTAAACAAGGGTTACGTTGGTGCTAATGAAACATTGGGTACTGTTTCAAACGGTGTACAGGCAATTACCGGCGGCGCATTATCAGAAGGTGCAAAAAGTTCTTCTGTCACATCCAACGGTTATTACGACGGAAGTTCTTATGATACTTCTGACGCTGTAACATTAGAGTTAAGCGAAGCGTCGGGTTACTATAAAATTACAGGCTCTGGCAGCGCTGTGGTAAACCGTGCCGTAGTTGAAAAACAAGTTACTGCGGCTGGTTATTTTGCGGCGGACGGCAGTCCTGTATCCGCTATCGCAGCCGATACTATTAGTGTAACCACAACTCCGCAGCCGTATTTTATCAAGAAGTCAACGTTAAGTGCGGATACTGTTATTTCGTCCAATGTTACACAAACAATTACCATCGGTGAAGGTTACTATCCTTCTGACAGAACTATTACTGTTCAGCCAATAACTTCGATAACACCTACAACATCTTTAGCAAATGTAGGTGCAAGTTCTTATATGGCTACTGGTACCAGTTCTGACTACGACTTCTATTTCATACCTCAATACAGCAACGACGCTGGTTTTGTTGCTGCACACACAGATACTAACAACGGCGGCATAACATATTATAAAATTGTGCCGCAGACAGTAAGTGAAACTGCCACAACAGTATCCGGCTCTACTGCTACGCGCGGCACTCGCAGTGAAAGTGCCGGTTGGAAAGCTTCGGCCGAAACATTAAGCGTTGCTTCGTTTGCCAATGTTGCTTCTTCTGGCGAGACTTATGTTGATATTTCTGCAACAACAGCAGCTCCTGTTCTTGTTGCAGGTGACTATTTGTATATCAATGAAGGCTGGACTGATAATTTGAAAATCAGTCTTGCGAAATTGGTACCTGATGGCAGTGATGTTAAAGGCCATAATGAATATATTTTGTCTGGCCATAGCGCTTACGATAACGACGGTATTCTGGTAGCTGGTTCTATTCAGACATACGCCGGCGCTTATACAGTAAGCTGATAATCTTCAGAATTGGAGGTTATAAATATGGCTACACAAAAGTTGGGCGACATCACTATTTCTAAACAGAGCGGTACAATTCTTACTCTGGCTACGAGCGGTAAGTATGTTCCTGACGATGTGTATTTTACAATTGCAGCCCAGCCAGGCGCTGGAACTGTCACAGTCGCCTCTACCGATGCAAACATTTCTGACGACGGCAACCCTGAAAATATTCATAATATTATTGGTACAAAGTCTGGCACTGCGCCTTTAACTGGATATTACATCAAAGTAGATACGTTAGGAACAGGGAATTCTTCAATTACAACCGCCGGATGGCTGGACGTCGGAACGCTTGGTACTGCATCTGCAGCCGGCTCGTTTTACTTTCCTATTCAGGAAGCAACAGCCACTGCAACAGGAACAAATACTGTTACACCGTCTGCCAGCATAACTGGTTCTAATGTTGTGTTAAGCAACGTAGACAATGGCGTACAGGTTACTGCTACAGGTGGAGGTACGGCAGAAGCCACTATAACGGCTATGTCTACACGAGCGGGATATGTCCCGAATGGACAACTGCTTGCTACGGCAACTGCAAGTGCATCAAGCGCAACAACAACTGCCAACTCGTATATTTCAGGCGTTATATTAAGAGCACCCGCGTCTGGAACGAGCCAGTTCACGGTGAATTTACCAAATGGTTCTTCAGACACTATAACGTTGACGTTCAAAGTAGAGTCCGATGGCAGTTGGGCAATTGAATAACTCCGAAAGGAGCGAATTATATGTCACAAACAAGTATTGAAAAGTTTCTGAATGGCGTTGAGAAAATTTATAAGCAACAGCCAAAGTACGCAACAGGCTGTGATGGTTCAAACGGACAGTGCGATTGTATAGGTTTAGTTCGTGGCGCTTTAAAGCAAGGCGGAGCTACGTTGGAAGGCCTTAGTGGTACAAACTATGCGTCTCGTTATACGATTAAGAATTTTAAACCTATTGATTCAATAGCACAACTTGAACTTGGCGACGTCGTTATCAAGGGACGGCCGTACTCAAAGACGGATTCATATCCTTTACCAACTAAATATTTACCCGGTGGAGCCTATTATAATGGCGACACTACAAATTATTATCATATCGGTGTTGTTACAAAAATAAATCCTTTAGAGATAACACACATGACAAGCCCAAGCGCAAAAAAAGATGTTAAACTCGGCAAGTGGAACTATTTTGGCCAATTGCCGCAAATAGACTATGATGAGGTGGTGATTGTTTTGGAATACGCAACTGTTATTGGTGGTTCACTTAACATGCGGAGAAGTCCAGACATTAAGGCGGACAAAATAACTTCAATACCTAGCGGTTCTAAAGTTGCTGTAATCGAAAAAGGAAATGAATGGTGTAAAGCAGTGTACAGTGCTTATACCGGCTATGTAATGACACGATACTTAAAATTCGAGAGCGGTAGTGATGATAAAAATATAACAATCAGTCTATCGCGGGACTGTGCAGAAGCGATTTATGAAGCGCTAAAGCTCTCACTTAATAAGTGAGGAGTTGTTTACAATGGGTGATATTTTAAAACCTGCAACAGAATGGATAGCGCAGCACGTGCCGCTGTTCATTCTAATAGTATTGTTTATACTTTCATTATTTTTTAAAATACCAAGAAAAGAAGTACATCTCTGGAGCTGGCTTTTATCTAAATTTGGTAACGTTCTTTTGAGCGGCATCAGAAAAGATATTCAAGATCTCAGAGATGAAAACTCTGAAAAGTTCGATCAGCTTAAAGACGATACTGATACGCGAATTACGCAGCTGGAGGACAGCACGAAAGCTAAGTTTGACGAAATAGTATTAACAAATAATCACAATTGTCAAACGATGCAGACAAGGCTTAACGAAATTGAAAAGAAACAAGACATGCAAACGGCTGATAGAATTCGTACACACGTGCTTAACTTTGCAGAAGACTTACGCCGTGGCAATTCGCGTACAAAAGAAGACTTCGACTTGTTATTGAAAGAGGATGAAGCCTATGAAGCACTTATGGAGAAGTACGAGATAAAGAACAATGTATATGCTCATGCTATTAAATTTGTTAATAAGAAATATGATGAGTTTACTGACAACGACGGCTTTGCAAGATATTAAGGTGGGATAATTATGAACTCCTATGAATTTGAAATTGCCGCAAAGAATGCTGTCATTGAATTGTGTAAAAAGAATTTCAATGAAACATATGACATTCTCGGCATCGAACTTATACACTTATCAACCGTCGGCAAAAACAAAAAATGTGCGCTTATGGATAAAGGTTCTCAACAAAGAATTTACATTGTTACATTAAATAATGATGAATTCTTAGTAGAAATTTATACTAAGTGGCAGATACAAAAAATCCAGCAACCAGACACTGATTCTCATTGGGACTCGCTTCTGCTAAGCATGGATTATTAAGGCGGTGACTCTATGGCTTCTAAGTCAAAACGCAAGGAACCATTCATTCAGTATTCGAAACGAATGTGTACCCGGGTTACTATTTTCTGGATGTTATATCGTATGGTTAATTTTGCTGTTACACTTCTTCGGCCGGAAGTCGCCAGGTATCTGGTAGACTTATGCACAGGCGTTGACACTATTATGATAGTCAATATCGGTTTCTACACCGGTAATTCAGCGGCCGAAAAGATTGCAATTGCATTTGGTAAACGCAAGTCTCTTTACACATCTGATGACGAACAAACGTCAGAGTCGTCCGAAGAAGAAGAAAGCGATGAAGAAATTGGATAAGGAGTGATTCTAAAATGTCTATTAACGAAATCGTATCTCTGGTTCTTAAAATTGCTGCATTTGTTTGTGTAACTTTCATTGTGCCGTACATTAAACGCAAGTATGACCGGCAGCAACTTGAAGAAGTCAACGATAAGATTCAAACATACGTCGAAGCGGCCGAACAAATTTTCGGTAAAGAGCAAGGCGAAGAAAAGAAACAATGGGTTCGCGGCCGTCTTGCTGCGGCCGGCATCGATGTAGACTTGGACGAAATTGATGCTGCTATTGAAAGTTTTGTATACATAATCCATCAAACATTTAGAAAAGACTAATATTTTTTTAAAGCACGGGTAGCCATAGACTGATCATCTATGGAGTAACACAGCCTCATCTGTGGGCCGTGTTTTTATTTTACCTAAATGAGGTGACGGTAAAATGGGATGCGTATATATGCGTACAGCTCCAAGTGGCAAAAGCTACATTGGACAAACAATAAAATCAGAAATAGAACGTTGGAAAGAACATTGTTCTGTTGCTTATCTTGAAGGCAGTAGTTGTTATCATTACCCTTTAAGCAGAGCAATAAGAAAATATGGGAAAGAAAATTTTGAATGTACGATATTAGAAGATAATATATTTGATGTTAACCTTTTACATGAATTAGAAATGTTCTGGATTTCTTATTATG